TGGTACGGGTTTGCAGCCGGGTTAGATATGGGTTAATGGGAGACAAGTAATGGCAAAAGAAACTGCATCATATATTAGTCAATTAGTAGCAACTAACCCTGTTGCTTCTGATTCTGTATCAGTTGGCGACGATCATCTCAGGATGCTCAAAACTGTTCTGAAGACGCAGTTCAGCGGTCTTTCAGGAACAACCGCTGTTACTGCTACAGAGGCGGAGATGAACTATCTTGATATTGCTACACTTGGTACGTCAGCAGATTCAAAAGTGCTTACACAAGCATCGGGCGTTGTTACTATAGCTGGCGATGTAGTTGTCAGCGGAACAACACCTAAAGTAACAATAGGTGATGCTGGGGCTGAAGACTCCATGCTTGCATTTGATGGTAATGCCGTTGACTTTCATGTTAGTTTAGACGACACGGCTGATGATCTAGTAATTGGAACCGGAACAACCGCTGGTACTGCGACAGCTATATCTATTGACGGTGGCGGTACGTTGGCTACCACCTTCTATGGTGATGTAACAATAGGTGGCACTACACCTACGCTAACTATGGGTGACGCAGGTGCTGAAGATGCTTCTATAGTTTTCGACGGTAATGCTAAAGACTTCTATGTAGCCTTAGATGATTCGGCGGATAAACTTCTTATCGGAGAAGGCTCTACTGTCGGCACTAACCCGATCCTTACTATTACTGATGATACAGTTACAATTGGTGACGGTGCAGCCGTTGACACCTACCTAAACTTTGATGGTAATGCGGTTGATTATCGTATCGGTCTTGATGACGGTACTGATAAGTTAGAGATTGGGGCAGGGGTTGCACATGGGACTACTGCTGCAATAGCTATTGATTCAGCCGCAGATATGTTAGTAGGTGGTTATATCAATTTCCAAGATGAGCAAGCTATAAGACCAGAGATTAAAGACTACGCCGAAACAGTAAACGTATTAGGCGATCTAGGAGGCGGTACTGATGCCATCGATATTACCGCTGGGAACGTAGTTACTGCAACAGTATCGACAAGCACACAAACCTTCACCTTTACCAACCCTTCCGCTACAGGTAAAGCCTGTTCGTTTACGTTGATCCTGACTAACGGTGGTTCGCAGACTGTCAACTGGCCCAGTTCAGTAGATTGGGCTGACGGTACTGCACCATCATTAATCTGGTACGGCTTTGCTGCCGGAACGGATATGAAGTGAGGATAATATTATGCCACTAGGAGCATTTAAAGCTGCATTAATGGGAACCGCTGGAGTATCTACAGGAGATGTAGTGCTACTTTATGATACGGATCATTCTAACGTAACAACAGTAGCAATTACGTCTGGAATTACCTCAACTTATGGGGAATATATTTTCGGATTTTATAATGTTAATCCAGCAACTGATGGTAATGTATTTTTTCAATGGAATGCTTCAGTAGATGGTGGGAGTAATTATCTTACTACCACTGACGCAGCCAGCGGTTGGATTACTACCCATTTTAATGCTTACCACGATGATGAAACAAGCGCGACAGCGACTGCTCTTGATTACCAAACATCCTATGATCGTCCACTAGGTACTAATAAAACGGACACAATACTTATGCCCGGTATCGGTAATGGTGCAGATGAATCTGGTGCTGGAATGTTACATTTGTTCAACCCCTCATCTTCAACATATGTGAAGCATTTTCTATTTCGAAATACACAGCATCAAAATGAAGATAGGGCTTCCAATAATTTTGTAGCGGGTTATATAAATCACACCAGTGCTGTAAATGCAGTTAGATTCAATATGTCTTCAGGAAACTTTGATGCCACGATAAAAATGTGGGGAGTAAAGTAAAATGGCAATGACACTGATAACAACTAATACCATTACCAGTGGTACATCCGCATCTTCCTTTACCTCAAGTATAGATAGTACCTACAAACTTTATATTTTTAAGTTCATAAACGTACATCCTGCGTCAGATGGTGAAACTTTTAGATTTCAAGGTAGTGTAGATGGTGGGAGTAATTTTACAAATATGACGACTACAAGTTTTTATGGCTACCATACTGAAGATGATGGTAGTACCAATCTTGCTTATTACGCCGCTGGAGATGTAGCAAACGGAACACCTACATTCTTAACCTATGCTCTTGGCAATGATAACGATCAAAATTTATCTGGGGAATTGCATTTATTCAACCCGTCTAATACGACCTATGTAAAACACTGGTATTCTAGGACAAGTTCTACCGGAGACACTGATGAAGAATGGGATTTTTTTGGGGCTGGGTACTTAAATACGACATCGGCAATAAATGCCGTCAAGTTTGACATGTCCTCAGGAAATATAGACGCCGCAGTAATAAAAATGTACGGAGTAGGCTAATGGGTATACCAACACTGATAACAACTAATACTTCCAGTAATGCTAGTTCATCTGCATTTACTTCAAGTATAGATAGCACATACGATGAGTATATGTTTGTATGTACGGATATAAATCCAGCTACTGATGTTGCACACTTTCAATGTCAATTCAGCACAGATGGCGGTTCTAATTATGGCATGACAGTAACTTCGACAACTTTCTACGCTCAGCACTATGAAGATGACTCAAGTACTTCACTTGCTTATCAAGCCTCTGCTGATCTTGCCCAATCTACGAGTGATGTGTTCCTAAATCGTAGTATTGGTAATGGAGCAGATGAGTCCACTGTTGCTATATTGCATTTGTTCAATCCTTCTAATACTACCTACGTAAAGAACTTCTATGCTAGAAGTAATGAGTATGCAGCGGATAATTCTACACTGGATAGATTTACCGCAGGCTATATAAACGATACTCAAAACGTAGACGCAGTAATTTTCAGGATGTCTAGTGGCAATTTTGATGGCGTAATTCAGATGTATGGCATAGCTTAACTTTAGGAGTAATTTAGATGGCAAGACATAAAATGGTAGACGGTGTACGAATCGAATTCACACCGGAAGAAGAAGCAGCAAGAGATGCAGAAGAAGCTGCATGGGCAGCCGGTCAATTTGATCGTGATATTGCACGACTAAGAGAAGACCGTAACCGTGATCTTTCTGCTACAGATTGGTACGCCCTACAGGACGTAACCATGTCTGATGCAATGGCAGCGTATCGTCAGGAACTGCGTGATCTTCCGGCAGGACTAACCACCGTAGAAGAAGTAGCAGCCGTTAGCTGGCCGGTAAAGCCCTAACATGGCTTTAATCCCTATTGACCAAGTAGGGCAGATTGGGATTGTCAAAGATATAAATTCTTGGCAACTACCCCCTAACGTCTGGACAGATGGTAATAATGTAAGGGCAGAGCATGGGGCTATTCAGAAGACCCCCGGCTATAAGGAAGTTATGGCTTCCTGTCCTGTTGCACCTTATTACATAACTAACCTAGTAGCAGGGTCTACGTCTTACTGGATAGTTGGTGGACTTGCCGCTATTCATGTCCATAATGGATCAACTTGGACAGATATAACTAGATCATCCGGGGCTTACAATGCTACAGCCAGAGGAGGTTGGGTATCTACTGTCTTGGCTGGTGTTCTCATCATGACCAACGGTATTGATGACCCGCAATTCTGGGCGTTAAGTTCCGGCGTACCTGCTGTAGGTACTAGGATGGCAGACTTGACTAACTGGCCCGCCTCTACTGTATGTAAATCTATAAAGGCATTTCGCTCTTTTCTGATCTCCCTCAACATCACAGAGTCTGGCACTAAGTATACAAATTTAGTGAAGTGGTCAACAGAAGCAGCTATACAAACCGTTCCATCCTCTTGGGATGAAACCTCTGCAACGGTTGATGCTGGTGAGTATGAATTGGCTGATTCAAAGGGAGCCATACTGGATGGCCTTCCCTTGACAGATAAGTTTATGATCTACAAAGAGGATTCTATCTACCAGATGTCCTATGTTGGCACTCCTTTTATATTTGCTTTTCGTCAGTTATCTCCGACAATTGGCGCTCTGTCTACAAACTGTGTAGCGGAATTTGGAGATAAGCATTTCATTTTTGGTAATGGCGACATCTATATTAATGATGGCATGAAGGTTGAATCTATCCTTCCCCATAAGATGAGGGATTATTTGTTTGGCAATATGAATGGTGATGAGCATGAAAAGGCATTTGTAGTTGCAGACTATGGAAATACAGAGATGTACGCTTGTTATGTATCATCCGGTAATACCACAAATGTACAGTGTGACAAAGCCCTAGTCTGGAATTGGGCCAATCAAACATTCACAGAGCGTGATCTTCCAGAAACATCCATGATTGGATATGGCATTGAGGGTGATCCCTTATCCTCTGCATCATGGTCTGCTGATACTAGTACATGGGCGAATAACTCACTAAATTGGAATACAGCGGGTACATCGTCCTTCTTCAATACGGCTGGTAAATCTCTGGTAATGGCATCTGCAACCGACACTAAAATGTACCGGCATGAAACCGGAAATACAAAGGATGGCACTAACATGACATCCTACATTGAAAGGACCGGAATAACTGTAGATGAATCAGGGCAACCTAATGCATCAGCAGTAAAGAAGATTTTGTCTGTCTGGCCCAAGATGTCATCTTCTGATGCTAATACTGTGAATGTCTATGTAGGCGCACAGATGTCAACAGAAGAAAGTATTACATGGGAAGGACCGTATACCTTTAATCCTGACTCACAATCAAAGGTTCCAGTTAGAGTTACAGGAAAATATATCGGTGTGAAATTTGAATCTACCGGGGACCAAACATGGAGATTGGACGGCTATTCTCTTGACGTTAAGAACGCAGGGAATAGAGGCTCCAAGATGAACTAATGGCTACTCATGTAGATAGAGTAGAAAGGTCTGTAACTCACTATGAACCCGGCCCATTACCGGCAAATCCGGAAGGTCTGGGGCTATACCTTGTTACTGAACTAAAAAGGCTAGGGGATATCCTGTTAAACCAAGCAACATTCAGGCTTGAAAGAACACATGAAGCACCGGCAAGACCTAGAACAGGGGATATCAGATTCGCAGATGGGTCAGATTGGAATCCGGGATCAGGTGAGGGAATCTACTGGTACGGAAGTAGCTGGAATAAACTGTGAAGGCTAATATCGTACAGCCTGAAGATATCCCCTACATATGGGATCAAGTTGCTCCCCTGTTAGACAGAGTGAGAGAGCATACTGAAGGCGAACTTGAAACAGATGATTATTTGGGAGAACTGTCCGATGGAAATATGCAGTTATGGATAGCTACAGAAAATAATGGACTCCACTCGATTATGGTAACGCAGATTGCTGTCTACCCTCAGAAGAAAGTTCTAAAGATAATCTCTATGGCTGGTTCAGAATTCTCTAGGCTGTACGAATTTAACGACATGGTTGAATCGTTCGCAATAAAAACAGGCTGCTCTGGTATGGAACTATGGGGCAGAAAAGGATGGAAGAAACTTCTCCCTGATTGGGAATCTAATTATATTGTCTACACAAAAGACTTAAAACATAGGATGCAATAATGGCAAATTTTCCCGGCACAAATATACCGCTTTCCTCTTATAAGGGGCCAGCCAATAAGAAAGACGACATTATAAAGCGCCTCGAAGCAGACATGGCTGCTGGCGACATCCAAGGCATGAATGATGCCATATTTGGTATTGCTTATTGGAGCGGAAAGAATGCGGATGGGGAATGGGGTCAAGGGCAGGGGAATCCTTTAGTAAGTAAGATTCACAATGGCTCTTGGAAAGTAACTGCGGATGTCGGAGCCAATACCTCTTGGGCAGAAGATCATGTAA